GGAGGCAACTTCCTCTATTGAGGAAGCTGCTAAAATATCAATATGGATAAACATCCCCATATCTATCCACCAAATATTGTTCATATTCTTCACGCAGAGCAAAATACTCTTCGTCTGTCAAAACATATTCATCTGTCATAATAGAAGTTGTGATTTCCATAATTTCCTGATTGTCCATAATTGTTTTTTTCATAATATTTTCCTTTCTGCCATTTAAAGTCGGGCGAGACTTATAGATTTTTTACAGTTTATTGAACTTTTTTACCCGGAAAATCACCCTATAGCATCAAAATATAATAATGATATAAAATGCTGGATAAATATTCAATTAAAGCAAAAAGAATACCACCCCGACCGATAGTGGTTGGGTGATATTCGTTGTAATGTATTATATTATATAAAAATACAGTTGTCAAATACGAATTTATGAAATTTTATACAAAAGGGGGGTATATTTCAAAAAATACAGTGTATAAAATGCATAAAACTGCAACAGTACCTTCTCAAAAACACCACAACCAAATAACGCCAGACCAGGCCTCAAACCTATTACAACATAGTATAAATAACCGCATAAATAACATAAAAATACATATTTACAGTCCAGCCGACAACACAAGCATTAATCCACGCAATGCAACAAAATTACAAAAAATCAAGCCCTCAAGGCCCACAAAAAACAGGGGAGGGGGAGCGATAAAAAAACAAAGCCGACGCCCTATATACGACACCTGTAAACAGCCCCAAAAAACGGCATTTTATAGAAAAACAGTAAAAATAGCGTAAAAATGATGGAATTTTGCTGTTTTTTGATGATTTTTGAGCAAAAAACAGGCATTTTTAAGCAAAAAATGGTAAATTCAGACGCAAAGATTGTCATAAAATTAACGGATTGACCCCAAATTTGCCCTGTAGCAGCGTTTGACAGGCACGGTATACATCCAATATTAAGAGCCGGCGACAAGGGCTTTAAAGGCAAAATTCAGGCCAACAGCACAAACGGGTAGATAAATGCACAAATGATAAACTGCAAAAACACATAAATATGCATAAACAGCGCCCATAATAAATAAATATACAAAAAAGCGCATAAAAAGCTTGACAAATATATAACAATGATGTATAATAACAGTATAAAGATGAGAGCGGCTAAAATAGGCCGTTAAATAAATGGTGCAAGATAAGTGCGTAAATGACAACAAGGCGCAAAAGAAAGAAAAGAAAACAAAGAAAGAAAAGTTTCCCCCACACCCCCTTCAAAAGAAAGAAAATAAATAAAAGAAAGAAAAGTTTCCTCAGCCAACACAAACGCCAGGAACAACTGGCTTATTGTTTATGGCATCGGAAGGGCGGCTGCGGCACCTTTGGTTCTGGCGACCCAAATGGATACCGCATGTAATTAATAGCTGCTCATAAATTCGCATCTATTAATTACAAATATACAGTTGTCCTGTGGGGATTATGAGCTGGCCATCTGTGCTATATGGTGTTCAATCTGTTATATTGTGCATTATTTTTTTATTTTATGACAAGTGAATAAATGATATATAATATAACATTTATGAGATAAAAATACATATTGGAGGAGGTGAAGCAGGTATAAAAATGGGCGAAATAAAATGCGATTACTGTCACTATTGTGAGGTTTGTAAGCCGATTACAAGTCAAAGTGTGCGTGAAAACTGCAAGGAGTTTAAACAGGGGCGCGGTGTAAAAGAAGATTACTGGCGAGAGATGAGCTATTACAGATTCCGCGAAAAAAGTATGCAACAAAGATTAAGAGAAGGTGAATAAGTTATGTTTAGTCCGCCGCTGTACAGGGTGCGAAAAATACCGTTAAAATATTTAATACGGCAGCAATTCAAAGTTGAAGATGATGAATTGGAACAGTTTAAAATACTGCAGTCTGATTCGCCGCTATTAAGGCAGATAAGGCTGATAACCGGTCATACAGAAAAATATAATCCATATATTGTATTTATCGATTGTCCAAGCGGGAAAAATTATCAGGAGGCGCTGGCCGAGCTGGTGATTAAAGGGTGCTATATAGGCGGACGACATTATGTAATAAGTGAACGCAGCGCATCAATGACGCGAAATTCTATATTGAGTATGGTTATGGCAGAGGTAGAACAGGAGCTGTCAAAGCGCATAACGATGGACATACAGTTTGAAAAAACGGTTTTATCAAAATATTATGCATATCGCGGTCTGATGCTTTCCAGTTGTCATTGTGTGGAAAATTATCTGCCAAAAATAATTGTGGTGCCAGACCTGGATGTTGTGATACCACAGCAGAAAATAAAATATGTGCATGACACGACTGTACAGTTTAAAGATAAAGAAACAGGCGAAGTGAGGGACTGGACATATAAAGACATAAGCCCTATAGTGCGCGACATAAAAATAAATGCATTTGACGGATGCGGTATTCATCATCCGCGGATATCAAGAGAGTTGGAAAGGCGCATTGGAAGCAAGACGCCGATGACGAGTATTTTGTGTAGGCGGCCATATATCAAAGGGCTGAGTCACGAGATGGATTATGTGAAGTTTTTTGAAGAGCGCGGTGTTACAGAAGTGATGGATGTCTGGGGCGAAAAACACAGTGTGACCGCAGATGCAGAGCCAATGATGATTATGACTGAAAGTATGTACAAAGGCTTGAAATACTTTAAGAAGTATGGTGATAAACGCGACTGGGAGATGTACTGGGAAAAGTTTCATAAATATGAGCACTGTTTTGGTGTGGCAAAGTGGAATTTTTCACTGGACGAAGAGCCTGTGTATACAAAAGCCAACTATCAGATATTGCAAGACCTGGAATTAAGTTATGAAGAATTTGCGCCGCTGGCCAAGTACAGCATTGACTGGTTGACAAAAATTATCAATGGCGACGCAGTATATACATATGCATTTCTGGGATTGACCTGGCCTAATCCGGTGCCGCTGAATTATTTTTGCAAAGCCATATTGAAAAACCCTGAAATGCTGAAAGAATATAGTGTGCGCGAATATCTGATAGGGCTGATTGAAAAATATAAAGATGATATGAAGTGCGGTAAGCTGTGGCTGAAGTTCTGTTTTAAACTGTTGTCGCCAGATTTGATAATGCTGATGGAGCATATAGGCGGATTGGAACCAAGAGGCTGCCTGGAGGCTGATGAATTTTTCAGTTTTAATAAAGAGGGGTTGATTCTGGGTGAGCGACTGATTGAAAGAAACCCACATATATGTAAAAGTGAACATACAATTCTGCAAGGAACCATAAATGAAGCGCTGGACAAATATTGCAGGCACCTGACAAATGTGTGCATGATTAACTGTAAAAGCATTACGCCGCAGCGACTGAATGGGGCCGACTATGACGGAGACCTGATAGCGCTTATAGATGAACCGATAATGATGAAGGGCGTGGACAGGACAGCGTCGATTGTTATAGATATTGACGATAAGATTACAGCGCTGGATGAAGAAGACACACTGGAGAACAAGCTGCGGGTTATATTGCGTGGGATGAACAGTCTGATTGGCGAAACAAGCAACTGCCGGACAGCATATCACAACAAAATAGCAAAAAGCGAAGAAACAAAAGAAAAGTACAATAAATATATTGACCTGTTAAGTGTTATCAACGGTAAGGCCATTGATGCAGCAAAGACGGGGGTAGTATTTAATATTCCGCGCCACATTGCAAAATACGGAAGGCCGTTACCATATTTTATGAAATACGCATCGCCATATTATGCAGGATTGAAAAAGTTCAGCTATCGGAACAGTAATATGAACCGTCTGTGTAAAGAAATAGAACGATGGGAGAGGCAGTTCAGATATAAGAGAACTTATAAAGATTTTAAATATCAGATAATGATGGACAATACTATTCCTGTCAATGAAGAAACTCTTGCTGCTATAGAAGAGTTATATCTGGAATTCAATAAAAAAGTCGCAACAATCAATAAAGAGCTTCAGATGATAAGAACATATCCTGATTATAAAAGCGAATTAATGGGATGGGCATCAAAAGGCAATGCCAAGGATTTTATAGTTAACTGGCAATATTACTATGACCAGTTTAAAAACAGACGGATAAAGATATGTCCGAACAGCAAAGAGCTGGCGAATTATGCAGTCATGCTATGCTACGAAAAATACCCGGCCCGCAATAAAAAATTTATGTGGCGCGTAGCAAGCGAGGGGATATTACAAAATATTCAGCCTGTCAATATTCAGCTGCCAACGCCGGATGACAAAGGGGGATACGAATATCTGGGGAAAAAATATGACCTTATATGGTACAAGTGGGAGGAATAATATTTAATGATAAATGAAGTATATGAAGTCAGCCAATATCTGCAAGGAAATGATATTACAGAAAAGAAGCTGTATCGTGTGCGGTACCTGATGGCAAAGTTTTATAAAGAACAGGGATTGCAGAAATTTGAAATAAGAGACCAGATTTTTGAATGGGGAAAGAGAAATGGAATTTACTTTACATTCAGTATCAACACTGTAATATACCGAGCTTTTGAAGACACAAGACCATTGAGAAACAATACTAAAGTGTTTATCAATGAAGATGATATCAAATTTATCAATAAAAGATTTGACAGTATAAAAGTAAAAACAGTTGCTTTGGCAGTGCTGTGTTACGCAAAAGTAAATGCAGACAAGGATAATGAGGTAAATATATCGACAGTAGATTTTGCGAATTGGCTTCATATGCAGCAGCCACATATAAGCGCCAGATATATACCTGAACTTGTTGACTTTAATATGCTGCAGAGAGTGGATGCAGAAAAATGCTACTTTTCGTGGAATGAGAAAAAAGCCTTTTCAAAAAACAGAAGATACAAGATAAATATGGTACTAAAAAATGAAGGAACGTATGTGCTGGAAAACAATAATATTTTAAAACTGGCAGAAGAAATATTTAATCCAGGAAAGCATGACGATAAACTATCGGTGTAATATGGAAACATAATATCTATACCGTTTAAATATACCAAATAGGCTGAAAGTGGCCGTCTATCTGGGCGGTCACTGAAGCTGGTAAATATGGAAACAATATATGTATACAAAAGATTTATACCATAACGGAGTGGAGCAGTTAGGCAGCTCGTCAGGCTCATTCCCTGAAGGTCGCTGGTTCAAATCCAGCCTCCGTTACCAACTATGCTAATAAGCATATGATATCGTCTGTTCGTCTAATGGTGAGGACACAGCCCTCTCACGGCTGTAACACGGGTTCAAGTCCCGTACAGATGACCATAATGTGGGAGTATAGCGAAGTGGTCAAACGCGGCGGACTGTAAATCCGTTCTCTTGGGTTCGATAGTTCAAATCTATCTGCTCCCGCCATCATAATTTGCCTCCTTTTACTCTGTAATTGGAACAATATATCTATACATAGTGTTTATACCATTTATGTATGCCGATGCCCTGTAATTTTTACAGGGCATTTTGTTTTATCTATTATTCAGCACAGCTGAAAATTTAATAAAAAGGATTATAAAGAATAACATGATTAAAATCTCAAAAGAAGAAGCCATTGCTATCAGAAACAAATTTAAGAATGCTCATATTGTATCTACCTGTAAAGGAAAGAAAGCTTCACAGAGAACTTATTATATGACAGAAGAAGCACATCTGGTAAAAGCCATCAATAAGCTCAGAGGTGAATAAATGACATATAAGAGATTTGCTGGAGAAAGTGAAGATGCATATATTTATCGCATTTGTTCAATGAAAGATGCGATAGGGACTTGGGATGATGTTGCGAAGATTTTGAATGCAGAGCTGGAACACGATTATACGTCCAGCAAATATCGCAAGCCATTTCAGGATTACCATAGAGTATATGATGTGAAAGAACCGGAGCTGGTAAACAGTGCGCAACTATTGGAAGAGATAAGAGAAGAACGACGCGCTCTTGAAAAAGAAAAAGTAAAATTTCGCGATGAAAGAAATGCATATAACCGCAAAGTAAGAAATGAAGCCCGCCAGGAAAGTCTGCGGGATATTATTTTGCGCGAAGTAAAGGCGACTGAAACAGAGTGGCCTGCAATTAATGCTCCAAACATCACTATAGCTGATGATGGGGATGAAATGGTGATAATGCTGTCTGACCTGCACGCAGGACTGGGAGCCGACAATTACTGGAACTATTATGACAATGATGAAATGTATGGCAGACTGGAACAGTATCTGAATGAGATTGAAAAGATACGCCAGAGACACGATGTAAAAAAGGCTCATTTTATACTGGGCGGAGATGTGGTAAATGGAAATATACATCTGTCACTGCGCATAGAAAACCGTGAAAATGTAGTTAAACAGATAATGACAGTTGCTATGGCATTAAGTGACTTTTTTGCTGTGGCAGCAAGTATGTTTAATGAACTGCATATATACAGTGTTGCCGGAAACCATTCACGACTGTCACCAAATAAGGCGGAGCATCTGAAGGGTGAAAATCTGGACGAGTTGATTCCGTTTTATATGCAGGCAAAACTGCAGAATTGTAAAAATATAGAGTTTCACGAAAACGCGATAGATGAAAGCATTGGTAGTTTGTGTGTGGCGGGACAGCTGGCATATTTTGCCCATGGTGACAAAGACAACGTATCAAATGTAGTGCAGAAACTGACTATGATGACTGGCCAGAAACCCCGGTATGTATTTCTGGGACACCGCCACACCAATGCACTGACAACTGTGTATGACACCAAGGTGATAGAGTGCGGATGCTTGTCCGGCACTGACAGCTATTGTGTTGACCACAGGTTAAAAAACAGGCCTGAACAATGTATTGCGGTGTGTTCCAAAAGAGGACTTGAATGCCTGTATGATATTAAATTTTGAAAAGGAAACTATTAACAATGATAAAAGTACATTTTGAATATGATGATGGATGCGGTTGTAAAACCGCGTACAATAAAGAAATTGGAGACGAAAGCGTTGAATTTCAGGGAGAACTGGAAACACTGAACCGGTTGTATCTGGAATTTCTTATGGCCTGCGGCTTTCCTTTTTCATATAAAGATGAAGTAATAGTTGTGGAAGATGGCGATTTGGAAACAATATATTGCGACTGCTGTAATGAAGAATGTGAAGACGAAGCTGAAGAATGCGAAGAAGAATTGCTGGATTTTATTCTGAACATTTATTCCGAACTTGAATAAGAGGTGATAAATATGTCAGGACAAGTTTACAAATGCTGTAAATGCGGTAAAACAAGTCCAGGATACAAGGGAGTATTTTACCGCAATAAATCTGACTGGTATGCTGGCAACGACCAGGTGCTTCCTATGTGTCAGGATTGCTGTGCTGACATATTTTTAAAATACTATAGTGAAACAAGCAGCGAAAAGGCTGCTATGAGAAAATTTTGTCTGATATTCGACTTTTACTATAGTGATGATGTAGTAGGCGATCGAGAGCTGTATGGAATAGACTATTTTAAATTTTATATGGGGCACATTAATATGAACCAATATAAATTGAAATACAGCCAGCATACACAGATGGAAGATGAAAAATCTACACAAACAGTAAAAACGGTTGCGGGGAAATTGACATCAACAAACCCGAAGATTGTAAAAGCAACAGAATTATTCGGCAATGGATTTACTGCAGAAGAAGCTATATTTTTGTATGACGAATATGATGAATGGCGCACACGACACGATGGGCAAACAAAATCACAGGAAGAACTGTACAAAATACTGTCTCTGGGACAGCTGCGAATAAGAAGGCGGCAAAACGGAGATGACCCAAAAGAACTGGATGATGCTATAAAAAGCTTCCAAAGTACGCTGGGAACTGCCAATCTGCAGCCAAAACAGGCCAAAGCAGACATTGCTATGGGTGAAAAGAATAATCTGGGGTCATTGATAAAATTATGGGAAGATGAAAACCCAATACCAGAAGTAGACGAAGATTTTAAAGATATAGACGGTATCAAGCGATATATTATGACATGGTTTACAGGACATCTGTGTAAAATGCTGGGAATAAAAAACCCCAACGCCATAAGTTATGAAAGAGAAAAACGTAAATACCATGTTGAAGAAATTCAGGTGAATTATGATGATGAGCCTGAAGAAGATACAAATATACGGGATGCACTGAAGATTGCGATGCATGGGGGCGGAGCCAATGGCTAATAAAAAGACCGAATCGCAAGTTGTTGCAGAAAAGAACCAAAAAACTATGAACGCAGTCCGGAGAATGACTGCGTTTTATAGGGAAAACCCACATCGATTTGCAAAAGATTATCTTAATATCCAGTTGAGAATGTTTCAAAAGATATTAATTGTAATGATGAATGAAAGTACAAACTTTATGTTCATCCGGCGGAGGGGGCTGGGTAAGTCATATCTTATTGCGGTTTTTTGTGTAATCAGATGTATTTTATACCCCGGCACGTCAATAGTATTGGCGTCACGAACTAAAAAACAAGCCGCGGAAATTATAGGTAAAATATCCAATATTCTAATGCCACGGTCGGAAAATTTGTGCCGGGAAATAAAAGAGGTAATAGACAACCAAACGAAATGTTATGTGGAATTCTGGAATACATCTAAAATTTCCGTAGTTGCATCCAACGATAATTCCCGTGGTTATCGTGCAAATATTTTGGTGTTGGATGAATTCAGGATGATTTCTAAAGACATTATAGATATTGTTTTACATAAATTTCTGGCGACACCACGTCAGCCGGGATTTTTAAAAAAAGCAAAATATAAAGATTATCCACTGGAACGTAATAAAGAGTTTTATTTAAGTAGTGCCTGGTATTCATCGCATTGGAGTTACAGGAAGATGCTGACATATGCTACAAATATGTTGGACTCAAGCAAGAGTTATTTTTTATGTGCATTTCCATATGAGTTATCTATTAAAGAAAAACTGTTGGATAAACAGCAAGTGGCCGATGAAATGAGTGAAGCGGACTTTAACCAGATGTCGTTCAGCATGGAAATGGAATGCATGTGGCAAGGCCAGGCAGAAGGTGCGTTGTTTGATTTTAACGATGTATCAAAGACGCGCAAACTGAAAACGCCAATATATCCAAAAGATTATTATAGTTTGTTGAGTGAAAAATCATTCAAATACACTCCGAAGGCACAGAAAGAAATAAGATTGTTATCTGCTGATATTGGTCTGATGGGAAGTAAAAAGCATTCCAATGACGCGGCTAGTATATTTATTTTAAGTCTGACACCACATTACGGAAGGTATATGTGCAGTATAGTGTATTCTGAAAATGTTGAAGACATAGTAACAGGAGACCTGGCGCTGAAGCTGCGAAGATATTATGACTGGTTCGAATGTGATTATCTGGTGATGGACACGATGGGTAACGGTTTGGGCGTATATGATAGTCTGATTAAGGATATTTATGATGCAGAAACCGGAGAAATATACCCTGCTATCACATGTTTTAATAATGTTGAAATGGCAGAACGCTGCAAAGTAAAAAATGCGCCGCGTGTTATCTGCAGTATTAAAGCCAGTGAACGTTTTAACAGTGATTGTGCTCTGTTACTACGTGAGGGATTTAAAAGCGGGAAAATAAGAATGCTTATCAACGAACTGGACAGTGAGGAAGATTCTGCATTGGGACAGTGGAAAAGTTATAAAGTAATTAAAGAAGAAGACAAGGTGCGACTGATGATGCCGTATATGAACACATCTTTGCTGGTGAACGAACTGATAAACCTGAAATACGAACCAAAAGCCAGCACTGTAAAAGTATATGAAAAAAGCGGCTTCAGAAAAGACCGATATTCTTCGTTGGCATATGGATATTGGTGGGCAATACAACTGGAATTAAAACTGGATAAAGAAGTAAACAACGTTGAAGAAGCGGAATTTAATTTCAGACGACCAAAATCAAGAATAAATGAAAGGAGTGTGACCAGATGGCGAAGGTAAGGACATTGGAAACAGGAAAAAAGGATAACGAGCCAAGAAATATCCGGGAAACATATGAGCTTACAAGACGGGATTTTGCCAAAGCAGGGCAAAAGGTTATCATCAGAGACTTGAATAATAACCCCCCGGCTCCTACATTTAACAAATATACAAAAACAGATATTATTACATATCTGTCCAACCCTGCCAACTATGAGCAGCAGTTAAGGGATGCGGTTATATATATAGATGGTGCGTCCAGTAAGTTTTACAGAATCATAAGATATTTTGCCAGTCTGTCAGATTTATCATATATAGTTACACCATATAACATTGATGTAAACAATGCAAAGAAAGACCAGCTGACAAAAAACAGACTTAAAACGATGTCTTTTTTGCAAAGTATGAATATAAAAACACAAGGCAGAGAAATGCTGACAGTGGTTTTCAGGGAAGATGTGTATTATGCAACCTGTTGGGTAGAAAACGAAAGTATAACAATGCAGCAGTTGCCAAGTCAATATTGCAAAATTGCATCTATCGAAGGAAATGTTTGTAATGTTTCTTTTGATTTTTCATATTTTAACTCCAATCAGGGATTGCTGGAATTATACCCGAAAGAATTTACAACAAAGTATAATGCCTATTTAAAAGACAGACGAGGATTGAGATGGCAGGATTTGGATGCACCAAATTCTTTCGCTATAAAAGCAAACAGAGACATAAAAAACTATGCATTGCCGCCATTGATTGGTGTGCTGATGAGTTTATATGAACTGGAAGACTATAAAGCGCTGAAGTTGACAAAAACAGAGCTGGAAAACTATGCCATACTTGTTATGAAGCTGGGTCTGGCAAACGGAGAATTTGAACTGCCGTATACAAAAGCCAAAGAATTCTGGTCTAACCTTTCCAAAGTGTTGCCTGAAGAAATTGGTACTGTATTGAGTCCTATGGATATTGAAAAAATTGATTTCAATAAAAATGGGGCTGCAGAAGCTGACCGTGTTGCAGAGGCTGAAAAAAATATTTTTACAGATGCGGGTGTATCAACACTGCTGTTCAATAATGAAAAGGCATCTGCCAATGCGCTGGAACAGTCAATTAAAGCAGACCAGGCGTTGACATATGCGGTGGTAAAAAGTTTTGAAGATGCTATAAACAGAATGTTGCATATGCAGAGTTTTGGCAAAAACTTTAAAATTACTTTTATTGATTCCAGCCCATGGAACAGAGATAACATGGCTGACCAATATCTGAAAGCAGCGAGCTATGGTATACCAACGGTAAGTGCGTATTGCGCAACGATGGGGCTTGACCCGGAAGATGCAGAAGCAATCAGTTTTATGGAAAATGAAATGCTGAATCTGCACGCACGACTGAAACCACTGCAAAGCGGCAACTCTATGAGTGGTGACAAAGAATCTGCCGGAAGACCAAAACAGGACACATTGTCTGATGCCGGCGAAACCTCCAGAGAATACGAATAGGAGGTTATAATGTATATATATACTTTTAATAATGAAATAGCAGATAAACTGCAAAGTCACGGCGGAAAGCTGATTAAAGAAGTAAAAGATATTAATGGGAAAAGAGTCTGGTGTATATCTACACCGGACTCTTTTACTTTTGATATAAATTCTCTCCCTAAAGACCAGGTGGTAATACAGGGAAATATGAGAATAGATTTCTAAATCAGATAAGAAAGGCGGTGACAAGAAATGAACAATATAAAAAAGTTGAGACTGAATTTTACGGCCAGTTTCAGTGAGATAGTGCAACTGAACAAATCTTTTGCCAGCGGTAAATGCGCCATTGCTTATGCAGGACGCAACAGAAATATGACAAGTATTACAAAAGAGGAGTTTGAAAAGGCACTGCCGTCATTGAAAAACTGTCCTTTGGTCGCCAACTACGACCTGAAAGAAGATAAGCTTGGTGGACACGATGTTGAGTTTATAACAGACAACAACGGAGTGCTGCATATGGTGGACGCAACTGTTCCTTTTGGCGTAGTTCCAGAAAGCGCCAGACAATACTGGGAAACCATTAAAGGCGTGGACTATCTGATAACAGATGTTTTGCTTTGGAAGAGATGCCCTGTCACCAAGTACATAATGAATAACAATAAGGTTGCTCAAAGTATGGAAATAAATCTGAAAAATGGATGCTCGATGGACAGAGACGGATTCTGGGTTCTGGAAGACTTTGAATTTGAAGCTCTGTGTGCCATTGGAGTAGAACCATGCTTTGAGGACGCAAACATTGGTTTCAGCGCCAATGAAGATATGTCTAACTATTCCAAACTCTTTCAGCAGATGATTTACGAGTTTGAGAATTTTGAATTAGAAAATCATACAGAAGAAGGAGGAAGTTCTGAAGTGGCAGAAGAATTTGTAAACGAACTCGAAGTTGTTGAAGAAAACACGGAAGCTATTGACGCAGAAACAGATGTTGTAACTGAACATGCAGTTGAAGAAACAGTTGAAGAAGCAACAGAAGATATGACTGAAGAAGCGGCAGAAGAAGAAACTGAAACAGCTGAAGAACTTGAAGGCTACGTACTTCAGGAAACATACGACGCTTTGTTAAAAGAATTTGCTGAATACAAAGAACGTTATAAAACTGAAGAAGACGAAGTGAATAGTTTGAGAGATTTTAAAGCACAGGCAGAAAAGGAAAAATATGAAGCCGGTGCTGCTGAAATTTTTGCACAGTTTGAAGACCTGAAAGACATTGAAGAGTTTGGCAAACTGAAAGAAAATTATTCAGATTTAGATCTGGAGACACTGAAAGAAAAATGCTATGCATTACGCGGTAAATTTGGTTTTAAACCGCAGGAAGCAAAGCCTAAATTGCCTGTGATGGACTATGGCCCTATTGAAAAGCCATCCGCAAATCCATATGGCACAATTTTTGATGATTAATTTATAAGGAGAAAACTATTATGGCTATTAAACACGCAGTTATCAGAACTGACCTGATGGCAGGTACAGTGAATGGTGCTTATCTGAAAAGTGTTCGCTTTGACGACGAAGTAGACTACATCGACAACGGTGCTATTCTGGCAGTAAAAGAGTATTGTGAAGGCGAAAGAGAAATGTGGAAAGGCGAACTGGTTGCAGCAGAAGATAAACTGGGCGACCTGGTTGTTATCGCTACACCAGAAATTATGTATGACGAAAGACTTCGTAACCTGACAGATTTTTATAATGAACAGGGTGAAGAAATGAGAGGTTATGACCTGATTGGTATGTTCTCTGTTTCTAAAGAAGGCTTTGAAGAAGGCAAAGTACCAGCAGTTGGTGAATCAGTATTTGCAGTAGCTGGCTCTATGAAAATGGCAAATGCCGGCGATATTGAAATCGGCAAAGTTGTTGCAATCGAACCAGTAAATTCTCTGGAATACTATGTAATCAAATGTCTTGCTTAATTATACAGGAGGAAAAAACTATGGATTCAATCGTAAAACTTGGTCTTGACGTTTACCACGGTAATGTACAGACAGAATATACAAATGGCAAAGATGCTGAAGCTACGCTGCGCGAAGCACTGATTAAAGCAAACGGCGGCAAAGAGACAATCGATGTAAGAAGTCTGAGAGAAAATAAACAGATTTTTACAATCATTGAAGAAATTATCGATATCGCAGTAGAAGAAGGCATGAAAGGCGACGAATTCTTTATGAAATGGGTTGACTATCGCAACCTGGCTGAAGGCGACAAAAATGAATTTGTTATTGAAGCAGATTCTGAATTTATTGTTGCTGATATGTCCAGAGGTATTGCTACACCTCGTCGTCAGAGAATTGGTGAAGAAACAACTCTTTCCATTCCAACAAAAACATCCGGCATCAGAGTATACGAAGAACTGTCACGTGTACTGGCAGGCCGTGTAAAATGGGCTACATTTATTGACAAAGCTGTAAAAGCTGTAACAAAAGACAGATATGACAAAATCTTTACAGCATTTACAGGCATTACAAAAGACACAAGAGGTCTTTCTGAAACATATATCAAAGCAGGTTCATATGATGAAGAAGCCCTGCTGGAAATGGTAGAACACGTAGAAGCTGCTACAGGCGCAAAAGCTGAAATCATCGGCGTAAAACAGGCCCTGAGAAAAATCAAAACAGCTGAAGTTTCTGATGAAGCAAAATCTTCATACTACAATGTAGGCCACTATGGCAAAGTAGCAGGCGTTAACATGACAGCTATAAACCAGATTCATAGAGCAGGTACAGAAACATTTATGCTGCCTGCAGATACAGTATGGGTTGTAGCATCCAACGACCCATTTATCAAGTTTGTAACAGAGGGCGAAGGTTATATTTCTGATACACCAGCAGACAACAATGCTGACTTTACACAGGAATACCTGTACATTGAAAGAACAGGTTGTTCTGTTGTTCTGAAGAGCAAAATTGGCAGATATACATTTGCTTAATAGAAAAACGAGTATGAGATAGGCGTATGAATAATACGCCTATAAACGAATGAAAGGAATTACAATGGCTACAACAAAAACAACAAAATCAAAAAATACAAAAAATAAGGCGGAAAAGAATACTGAAGAAGTAATTTTGCAGTCAGTGACAGAAGTGACACCGGAAATTGTGGAAGCTGCATTAAAAGTGATGAAAAGAAAGCTTGATCCGGATACAGAAATTGATGTGATGTCTAACTATGCAGGCGAGCTGATTTATATTTCGCCAAAAACAAGCGAAATGATTAAATGGCCGACTCTTGGTGAAGTTGCTCCGATGACTGTTGATGAACTGAATACCATGAAGAATACAAACAGAAAATTCTTTGAAAGAGGATGGGAGAAACCTGTAGGAGAATTTGCA